TTAGGCGCTTCAAATATGCGCTAATATTTGTGGCTAGAAAGCAAGGGAAAAGCTGTAAAACGTCCGGAATTTCGCTTTACGGAGTCTCAAAAGACGGCGAACGCGGCGCTTTTGTATACCATCTGGCCAACAGCATGAAGCAAGCCCGGGTTGTGTTTGACGAATGTAAAAAGATGGTTGAGGCTTCTCCGCTGTTAAAAAAGCATTTTCGAGTAACCAGGGATACGATATATTACGACGCAACAGACTCCAAAATTGAACCGCAGGCATCGGACAGTGAGAAACTGGATGGATTGAACTGCCACCTCGGAGTATTCGATGAAATTCATGAATATAAGAACTATAAGCTAATAAACGTCATAAAAAATAGCACGGCGGCACGAAAACAGCCCCTGATTATCTATATCACCACCGCCGGCTACGTCCTCGACGGCCCATTGATGGACGAATATGAAAAGGGCGCCGACGTTTTGAAAGGTGCGATCACCGACGAGCGTTCCTTCTATTTTATGGCCGAACTTGATGAAGAGGATGACGTAGAGGATTATACAAAATGGGTAAAGGCTAACCCTAACCTCGGCGTTTCGGTCCAGTTAGAGGATATGATCGAGGAATGGAACACCCGAAAACACATCCCAGCCGAAAGAAATGACTTCATTACCAAGCGACTTAACGTTTTTGTTAAATCCGATGAACAATCGTTTATTTCCTGGGATGTAATCAAACGTAATGACGGTTACCTTGATCTTGATTTTCTCAAGGGCTGTCAATGCATTGGAGGCCATGACCTATCAAACACCGAAGATTTTAGCTCGGCTTGCCTGGAATTCCCGTTGCCGGATGGCCGGGTTTTTGTTTTGTCGCATAGTTGGATTCCGATGGCAAAAGTCAAGCTGGCGAATGAGGATTTACCATACGAAGCATGGCAGAAAGAGGGACTTTTGACTATCTGTAAAGGAGATTATGTTGACTACACCTTCATTTATGACTGGTATTTGGAGCAGGCTAAAAAATATGCAATATCCCTGATCACCTTTGACCCGGCCAATGCCTTCCGGCTCACCCAAGACCTGCAAGCCTATGGAGGCGAGGAATGGACAAAATGCGTTAGGCAAGGGGCATTGACCTTAAGTCCGGCGTTGAAAGACATTAAACAATTGCTACTCGACGGGCGGGTCGTTTTCAATAATAACCCGCTTTTTCGGTGGTATTTGAATAATGTTAAGCTGGTCGAGGACCGAAACGGCAACTGGTTGCCTACAAAACAAGGCCGTTACCGCAAAATCGACGGCTTTTCTGCATGGCTCACCGCCCATACCGAAACCATGAAGCTCATGACAATAATCAAAGAATCCGGCGGCGGGGTCGGGTTTATCTCGGTTAAGGATTTGCTGAAAGGAGGAAGCACATGAATAAATTATTTGATAGAATCAAAGCGCAATTTGCCGGGTTTGGTAAACTCTTTAGCGGCAAATCCTTAAAGCAGGCCATGGCCACGACATACGGGAACTTTGCGCGCTGGTTTTCGCCAACAAACATTTTCACCAAACGGACAAACCACACCCTGGCTACCAACGAAACCATCTTCGCGGCAATATCTAGGCTCTCAAATTCCCTGGCATCGCTGCCGCTGAAGCTGCTGGATAAGAATTTTAATCAAGTAACGGATCACCCAATTGCCGAACTCTTGACTTATAGCCCAAATCCAAACATGAATGCCTTTGAATTTCTGAGGACCATGGAAGTTCTTAGAAACACCACAGGGAACGCTTATGCGATCAAGGACTATGATTCGCGTTACCAGGTCAGGGCTTTGTGGATTTTAGACCCAAGCAGAGTCACAGAAGTTATTGAAACCACAACAAAAGAGCTTTGGTACGAAATACAAGGCGATAATGGGATTTATTATGTCCATAACATGGATGTTGTCCACGTCAAACATATCCACGGCTACGGCTACCGGGGGATTAGCCCCATTGACGTCCTGCGGAATACCGTTGACTTTGAAGGCAAGATTAAGCAGCTTAGCCTGGATATGATGGACAGCGCGGTCAAAGCGTCATTCATCCTGCAACTTGCGGCAAATGTTAGCGATGAAAAGAAAAAAGAAATATACGAGAATTTCAGGAAGTTTTACAGCGAAAATGGCGGCGTCTTAATCCAAGAGTTGGGCGTTAAGATTGATCCGATTAAACGTGAGTTTCTCGATACGAAGGTTTTTGAGGCGGAAAAAATCACCCGGACCAGGGTTGCATCAGTCTTTAATTTGCCGGCTTATATGCTTGGCGAAACTCAAGGGGTCAATTACAATAGCATGGAGCAACTTGCCCTTGAATTTGTCCAAGGCACTCTCGGGGTTAACGTCGTCCAGTATGAAAAGGAGTTCAACCGGAAATTGCTGACGCCCGAGGAACGGCGAAGGGGCTTATATTGGAAATTCAACCTTAAAGCCTTACTCCGCGGAAATACCAAGGACCAAGCAGAGTATTACTTCAAGGGCGTCCGTTCGATGTGGCTGACCCCGAATGAGATCCGTGCACTGGAGGATCTGCCGCCAATGGAAGGCGGTGACAAACTCTATAGATCAAAAGACATGGAACCGATTGATACACCTATACCTTCACCGAAAGGAGTGGTTGCACCATGAAACCTATCCCTTTTAATCTCGAAAGCACGAACAAAAAGCCCTTCTGGGAAGTAAAAGCATCCATGGAAGAAAAAACCGGGGATGTTTTTATTTATGGTTATATTGTCTCATATAAATTGGATGATAACGACCCGGATGTGACAGCTGCGAGCTTCAAACAAGCACTTGATGATTTGGGTGAGATCGACACCCTTAACATCTACATTAACTCCGGCGGAGGCTCGGTGTTCCAAGCCCAGGCAATCTATAGCATCTTAAAGAGGTACAGAGCCAAAAAGAACGTTTACATTGACGGACTAGCGGCAAGTGCCGCCTCTTTTGTTGCGATGGCCGGGGATAGGGTATATATGCCCAAAAACGCAACATTTATGATTCACAACCCATGGACTATCACGATTGGCAATGCCGATGAATTGCGTAAAGAGGCCGAAGTCCTTGACAAAATCCAGGTCGGCATGATTGAGGCTTACATGTCTCATATCGGTGATAAAATCGCCGAAGAAAAACTCGTCGAACTTTTGGATGCCGAGACCTGGATGACGGCCCAGGAAGCCTACGATTATGGCTTTGTTGATGAAATCATCGAAGCCAAAGAAGTGGCCGCCTGCATTGACCCTGAGATAATGGCGGTCTATAAAAACGTCCCTAAATACCTGCTCGAAAAGCGCGTGGAGGGCCCAAAAGGTCTATCTGTGGCTGAAAGGCAGGCTATTATAGAGGAAACCCAAAACCTGGTAAACAAAATCAAAAAAGAAATGGAGGAACTTTAAATGAATAATCTTTATGAACTCAAACAAAATTTGGCGATGGTTGGGGCGCAGCTCCAGAAAGTGGCCGAGGACATCACGAAAAAGGCGGCAAATCCATCAGTAGACATCGAAGAAATCAATGAGCTAGAGAAAACCAAAGCCAACCTGCAGAAACGGTACGACCTGATTAAAGAAGAACACGACCGGCAGGAAGCCGAAGCGCGGAAAAAATTCCAGAACGAAAATAAAGTTGCTGCAGCACGAGACGAAAAAGAACGTATCATCGCGGCTAAAGCAGCCTTCTACCGGGCGGCTATCTTAAAGAGAGAGATCCCTGACGATGTGCGGGCGGTGCTGAAAGCGATTCCGGCGGGCGGTACTAACACCACCGGTGGCGAAAATCTTTTGCCGACCACTTTGAGCAATGAACTCGTCCATGAGCCGTTTGTCACCAACCCATTACGGGAGATTATCCGTGTAAGCAATATTACAGGATTGGAAGTCCCGAAAATCGCCTTCTCTCTCGACAACAATGACGACGGATTTATCAACGATGACGCAGTTGCAAAAGAAATCTTGGCAACCGGTGACAAGGTGCAATTCGGTCGCTTCAAATTCAAGGTGAAAGTTAAAATTTCCGATACCGTGATTCATGGCTCCGACCTTGATCTTGTCACCTATGTTGAAAACGCCTTGCGCTCTGGCTTGGCCGCGAAGGAAAAGAAGGTTTCCTTGACTAACAACCCAGTTGTTGGCGAGGAGCATATGAGCTTCTACCAAAAATCCTCTGGCAATGCCTATGTAATTGGCACGGTAGAAGGGGCAGATTATTACGAAGCAATTACCAATGCCATTGCCAATCTGCACGAGGACTTCCGTGAGAACGCCAAGGTGGTCATGCGGTATGCTGACTATGTAACCATGCTCAAGACTCTCTCCAACAATAGCATGGATCTCTATCGGGTACAGCCTGAGCAGATCATTGGCAAGCCGGTCATCTTCTGCGACAGCGCCACGATCCCGATTGTCGGCGACTTCGGCTATTGCCGGCTTAACTATGATGGCGATCTGGTCTACGATGCCGACAAGGATGTCGATAAAGGCAATTACATCTGGGTATTGACCGGTTGGTTCGACCAGCATCGGCTGCTCAACTCCGCCTTCCGGCTTGCGGTACTCAAGGAAACGGGAATGGGAACTTAAAAATGCTAGATACAGTAAAACAATATTTGCGAATCGACGGGAGCGAGCAAGACTCGCTCCTGTCATCTTTCATCGCTGCTGCGAAGGCTTATCTCGCTAATGCTGGAGTTGAGGAAAACGAAGAAGATGATCTTTACAAGTTAGCGGTTTGCATTTTTGCGTCAATACACTTCGACGGTGACGATAAAGGCGGCTTGGAGCGGGCTTTGACAAGCATCATTTTACAAATCAAGAAATATGGAGGTGGGTCAAGTGAACCTGCCTAGGAGTTTTCGCGAAATCTAAGAAGAACGATTTAACAATACTCTGTTTAAGCAGGACATCGTATGGGACGAAGAATCGACCAAGGCGGAAATCGAAATTCCTGTAGCAATACAGCCCAGGTTTTTGACCCATTCGACTACTTTCCGCGCTTTTTTGGCGGGAAAATCACCTTAACCGCCGAATCCGCACCTGCTAAAGACGGTCTGACAACAATAATTGTGCAGGAGGTGTGAACATGAAATATCCTGTCAAAAGATATTTTGTAAGCCGGGAGGGGAATCACTATCGCGAAGGAGATATTTTTGAGACCGGCGATCTCACCCGGGCGAAGAAGTTGCAGGGGAAGAATTGGATCGGAGCGGCAATTGGCGGCGAGAAGTCCAAACCTGTACCGGAACAACCTAAACAAGACGAGATCCCGCCTGAAAAAGCCGAAGACACCCCCGAAAACGCCCTGGGACAGGGTGAAGATGTCCCGGAAAACGGGGGAGATGACGGCGAAGTCGCCATTGTCGAGCAAAAACCCGGCGGTTGGTATAAACTGTCCGACGGCCGAACCGTCAGAAAATCTGAGTTACCGGAGTATTTGCAGAAATGAGACCGGGCGACTTAAAAGAGCGAATCAAGATCTGCGAACCGACCTACAGTACCGGCGATTATGGCGATGATGTGTTAAACCCTCCCGAGGAATGGAACACCGTGGCGACAGTCTGGGCAGCTTACAGGGATCTATCAGGCCGAGAATTCTTCGCCGCACGTCAAACGAACACGGAAATAACCGGGGAATTTAAGATCCGCTACCGGGCAGACATTAAGCCGTCCTATAAAATCATCTGGGGCAATCGGGTTTTGGATATCGTTTCACCGCGCGATATAGACGGCAAGAGACAATGGCTTTATATCAATGTCAAGGAAGTGGTCGAATGATCACCATGAAAATTGAAGGGCTGGAAGCCCTGGAAAAAGCCATTGACAAAATGGAGAAACAGTTCGAACGAGCAATGGTCCTCGCTACTCGCGAAGGAGCCAAAATAGTAACAAAAGCTGCAAAAGAGAATTGCCCTGTAAAAACCGGGAATCTCAAGCGATCAATTAAATATAAGATCGCCAAACGAAAAACTCCAGGAGAAGTTGTAGCTGTTATTGGTCCGACCGTTGGCAAGCGAGCGAGATATGATGGTTGGTATGGGCGGCTAGTCGAAAATGGCACCAGCAAAGCTCCGCCACATCCGTTTCTCCGTCCGGCGCTTGATAATAACCAGCAAGTTGTCCAAGAAAAAATTGCCCAGGTATACCGCGATGCCGTGAACGGCAAAGCCTTGGATATAGCAATTGATGCTATAGAGGAGGTTTTGTTTGATGTGTGAGGTGATTGAATGACGGCAGAAAAAACGACGATAGATAAAGCGCTAAAAACTTACTTATCATCATCTGCAGAACTCTCGGACATCGTAGGCCAAAGAATTTTCGTTGGCATTGCTCCAGAAAACACAAAAGCGCCATATATTTGTATATACCGCATATCTCCCGGGCACCTCGGGGATGTACCATATAAGCGGCCGCGTTACCAGATTTCAAATTTCGCCCCGTCATATTCGGTCGCGAGGGAAATGGCGCAAATCGAGGTTGATATGCTGGAGCGTTACAAAGGGATGATGGGAGAATTCCCGGTCGCTAATGTTACGATTGATAACGAACAAGGTGACTATGAAAATAACACTAAACTCCACCAAATAGCGGTGGATGTTTTTATGATGTACCAAGATCGGGTTGTGGTTAATGGTACGTCGCACAAAATCGAATAAGGAGTGATAGTAGTGGGACAGACTGTAATTCAAAACTCAAAATCTTTCAGGATCGGGTCTGCGAAATTTGAAGTAGGCGATTCGGTTAATCAACTGGTGGACTTGGGTGGCATGAGAAATGTTGTATTCGAGGAATCATGGGAGGAAGTTTGGCAGGATACGGATAACGCAGGCGAGGTTTTATTAACTACCCGTAACCATCAATGCCGGGTAGGTGGCGATTTGCTTGAGATCGACCTACAGAAACTTGCCAACCTGCGCGGGGATTATGATGATTTTGCATTAGTTCCCGGGACAATAATCGAGGGCGCCAAACAGCAAGTAGACAACGGTGATTGGTCATTTAACAAATTCATTCGGATCGCCAATCAAAACGCAGATGGCTCTAAAATCACCATTAATAGCGTATCAGGTAGTACAGCGGAACTGTTGGAAGAAGGGACAGACTATATTATTGCCCAAAATGAGCGTGGCGAGTGGGGTATTATCGTGTTTGAAGCCACGACAATCACAGACGAGGACCAGGCATTGACTATAAATTATAATTATACCCCCGCTTCCCATTTCCGTATGACCTCTGGAGGTCGGCTTACGATCAATCCCAAAGTGGTACGTCTGACCAATACCAATGCGCAAGGGAAAAAATTTCAAATTACCGTTTATAAAGCCCGGGCCACTCAAGGGATCTCAATCACCTTCAATGCAGATGAAAGTGGCGAATTAAATGTGGTTCCTATCTCCCTAACCGGCCGGAAGGACGTCACGCGGGCTACTGGCGATCAATTGTTCGAGATTATCGACGAACAGGGGGCATAATCTATGCAGCCAGATCTTGAGATATTAAACCTAGATACCATTATCCCGCGACCTAGGTACATCGAGTTAACAGAGAAGGCGAAGCCTAAGGATGGGTTCACCCGCCTTCTCTATACTCTTTTTCCCAAATTACAGAAAAGCAGGAAACACCGGATTGATGTGTCGCGGATAACCGTGAGGACATCTCTGGAGATGGACAAATTTATGTTCGAGTTCATGAAAGCGTCAGTTGAATTTGCCAAAAACCCCAATGACGAACAGAGCGAAATAGTAGAGGAAATGATGTATACCATCCTCGAAAAGGTTTGCCAGCCATCTGCGCCTTGGGTTACCAGGGATTGGCTGATGGACAATCTAACACCAGATCAAGTGATAGAAATGTTTACATTTATTCTCCGTCCATATAAAGAACGTATCGAAAAAAACGCCGAAAGGCTCCAGGCGGCTCTGGCGGACCAAAAGGACCAGTAGACCTGGGGCGTATTTTTGCTGACCTGGGGCACCACTATGCATGGGCAACCCCAGAATTTATTTTGGATCACATGACACCAGAACAAATGTGTATGTACTATGATTTTATGGTAGAGCATTATACAGGGGAATCACCAAAGAACCAGGATGATGGAGTGGATCGCAAATCGTACCATGAGGCATATGGGGAGGGAGGGGTCATCAGGCGCTGACCTCCCCATATTGTCATGAGAGGTGAAAACCATGAGCCTGATCGGGAAATTAGCAGTTGCAGTAGTAGGTGATATAAACGAGGTAAAAAAATCATTTGCTGAAACGAAAAAAGAAGCTCGTGGGCTTGCACAAGATATTTCTGGTATTGGAGCATCGTTAAAAACTACCAGTCGCATTATGGCCGCGGCTGGAACTGCTATTATTAGCGGTATGGTAGCAATAACGATGAAGACGGTTGAAGCTGCAAATGCCGCCGATAAATTGGCAAAACAAACAGGCTTAACCCGGGAGGAAATACAGGCGCTTGGTTATGCGGCGGAGCAAGAACATGCGTCCCTTGAAAAAATAGCAACAGCTATTCTCCGTTTGTCCAGGAACATGTCCGATGCTTCGAGAGGGACCGGGGAAGCCCGATATGCATTCGAAAAACTCGGGATTGCAGTAACAAAATCAGATGGCCAATTGCGGAATTCGGTAGATGTAATGCTTGATGTAGCCGACCGTTTCAAAAATATGCGGAATGAAACAGAAATGACTGCAGCGGCAATGCAGCTTTTCGGACGGTCTGGCGCCGATATAGTCCCGTTTCTCCGCATGGGTGGGGATGAAATCCGCAATCTCATGCAGGAAGCCAGGGATCTCGGTTTTGTTATGTCTGAGCAAACTAATAAAGATTTAAAAGCCCTTGGTGATCAACTGACTGCTTTAAAAGCAGCTCTAGCTGGGGTGGGCAGGCAGATTGCTGCTGAGGTAGTCCCGCATTTGTTGGAGATGTCAAACAAAGCAGTAGATGCGGCTAAAGCGTACAATAAAATAGACCCTGATCTAAAGTCTTTTATAACTCAAACGGGTTTGGCGACTGGGGTGCTTGCATTATTTGCTAGCGGGTTTATGAGATTAATTATCAAGATGGCAAATTTTAAGGCCGCATTAGCCAGACTTGGCGTTACCATAAAAGGTATTACGGCTGCCGGAACAGGACCATTCGCGATATTAATCACTACATTGGCTTCACTAACTGTGTTATTCCAGAAATTGCGTCGTGAAGGCGCGGCCCTTAATAGGGACCTTAGTAAAGCTGATTTGAAGCAGGCCCAAGAATCATTGAAGTTATATGAAAAATTATATAATATCCAATTAGAGGAGCGCAAACTTTACCAGGAAAGGGTCAAGATGGCAGAGGAAGCACGGAAACGCGGGCTGGCCGTCATAGAACCTTATCCGTTTGATGAAGAGGCGTTCCGAAAGATAGAAGACGGCCTGAACAGGGCGAAAAAACGGGTAGCAGAACTAACTAAGAAGGAAGAAGAAGAAGACGAAACAACTTTGCAGTTTGAAGATGTACTAGGAAAAATTAATAATGAGATTGCAAAATTCGATGCCCAAAAATATCTTAACGGTTTGCGAGACCGGCTCGCTGAGGTCAACCAAGAAGAAAAACTTTTCGGAGTATCATTGCAAACTGTATCCATCAGGGCCAACATATTGAGATCCGCTCTCATTGAGTTAACTACACACGGAATAGATCCGCAAAAAACATCAATGGGAAACCTAATACAGCAATATGAATCTGCGCAGAAAGCAATCGCGGAATATACAAAGGCCATCGAAAACCAGCAAGAAAAAGAAAATCTTTTGGCTCAGTTAGAACAATTAAGAGAAACTTTTGTAAACCGCAATCTCTCCCATCTTGCAATCCTTGCCCTAAAAATGGAAGAAATGGGGCTGGAAAACGAGGCGCAGCAAGCATGGGAATTGGCGGCAGAATGGGAAGACGTAACAGAGGCGGAGAAAAACGCAGCTAATGCTGCGGGCCTATTAGCCCAAGCCCAGCAGAAGCTTACTGAAATGACCTCATTAGCTTTACCGGAATGGGAGGAATTCGCGGAGAAACTGCGCGAAATGGCAGAACAAAATGGGGTCTTGGATGAAACGAGGGAGAAGCTGCTGGAGATGGCAAATGCTATCAGTGAGGCCGGAGCGGAGGTAGATGCCCAAGAGATATTTGAAGAGCGTAAACGACAGGCAGAAGAACTATATGAGGAATATAAATTTGCTCTTTCAGATTCGATCCGCGATGGATTCGAGAGGGGCAAAGGGTTTGCAGATGGGTTTGTTAGCTATTTGGCCGATAAAATTAAGATCGCCTTTTATGACTCTCTTGCCGACAGCATTTTGAAGGCCATGAATTTTGAACCAACCAAAGCCGGGAATATATTTGGCGGTCTATTTAATTCTCTTAGCGGACTATTCGGCGGCGGAAAACAAGCTTATGCACAAAATACAGCCGGCCTCATGCAGGCAATCTATGCCGGAGAAGGGGCAGCAGCTACAGCGGCCAGCACAGTAAGCGGTGGATTGCTCAGTGGTGCCATGCCATTCCTCGGCCCATTGGCGATGATTGGCAGCTTATTAGGTGGATTATTTGGCGGCGGCCCAAAAGGCATTTCAATAAAAGCGTCCGTTGCCAAAATGGATATAGACTTTGCGACGGCAAATTTTAAAGAGGTCACTTTGCCCAGTTCATATATGGGTCGCGGGGTTCCATCATCAAACGCAGTTGCTCCTGTTTATAATATCAACGTCAGCGTTAATGCAGCAGGGAGCCTTTTGGCAGAACGTGATTTGGAAAAACGCATCCAGAGTAGCGTGGCAGCCGGAATTGCGAGTGCTAATGCAAAATCCAATAAGTGGCAGCCGGTTACAGTGCGGGAGGGATAACAAATGGACTATTATTCCCTCATATTCAACAGAGGCACAGCGGAGGAGATAGAAATATTCCTCCGCTATCATTATGATTTTAATCCTGATGCACACAGGCCAAGGCCGAGGACAATGGTCAAACAAATGCTAGGCGGGATCGTTGTGCAAGAATCGCCCGTCATCCACGGCGGCCAAATAATAAGGATAACCGGAGTGGAGATGACGAATAATGACATTTCTCTTATAAATTCGTTTTACGAGACAAAGGATCCCGAGCCTTTTGTATATCGCGATAGTCGGCAAGAAACGCCCGAAGAATGGGTGGTAACGTGGTCAGGAGAAGGGTTTAGTTATCAACCATATTTAGCGCAGCCTGGCGTGAAATATAGGTGGACAATTGAGTTAATCACGCTCGGGAAAATTGGACCAGATGGGGCGGTGCTACCATGAAGGAAATTTCAGATAAACTCAAGGAGGCACTAGCCAACGGATATCTTGCTAACCCTAATGCCAATCTTGTTATTGATATTGATCCTCCCTATGTAGGGGAGAATTTCCGGTCAAACTCTTGTGATCCAGACCTCGCCATAATTGGCGGCGTTATGTATTTGACCATTATTGA